CTTCGATATAGAAAATTTCTGTTACGAAGATCCCATCTATGCTCTTGACGAAGCTACTCGTTATCAGCTCCATCAGTGGGCCGTCGATGAGTTGCTAGTATCCGGTATTTTAACCGGGAACAGGCATGACCCGACCTCGATCCACCTAGCAAGTGGAGTATTACCATTGGTAAGGAGGTCGACCATAGGGGAACCCGGGGCAAAGTCCCGAGTTGTCACAGTTGCAGAAGCTTGTATTACAATCTTTCTGCAGCCTTTCAGCCATCACATTGGTGGCTGGTTGCGTAATCACCCAAGTGCAGCTGCGGGTTTTACCCGGGCCGCTCAAGGGTTTGAGTACGCTAAATCGATCCACTGGAAGGAACATCCTGCAGTGGATTCCGAAGATCTCTGGATGTTATCCAGTGACCTTACGACCGCGACGGATTTCTGTGTTCACAGTTACTCTCGAGCAATGCTCGATGGGCTGTTCACGGGACTTCATGAAAATCATGAATACCATCGCTTGTGCGGAGATTTGCTATGTTCTGGCCGTCAAGTATTTGACGGTCTGGAAACCTGGGAAAGTTCACGAGGAATCCTCATGGGTGACCCGGGCGCAAAAGTGGTTCTGACTATGCACAACCTTTGTGCAGAGTTAGAAGCGCTTCTCCGTTACAGATCCGATACAGAGCTATCTAACCTCCAACTTTTGGAGAGAGCCAGGCGGATGGTAGAAATACCAGGCGTCTGGTGGAGATGCTTTGCGTGTAGTGGCGACGATCATGTCGCCGTCGGACCAAAATCATACCTTCGGTTAATAACCGAAAGTCACGCACGGAACGGCATGTCCGTGTCATGGCCTCAGAACTTTATAAGTTCCGTAGGTGCTATATATTGTGAAGAATTTCTTCTTATACAGCGGTATGATTCAAGGCGCCTTTTTACTAAAAAGGCACTTTGGCAACTTGATTATGAAAGTCATATTCATGTTGATGCCATTAAGCTGAGGCTTCTCTCTCCTTGTTCCAAGGAGCACGAAGGGAAGGATGAACCCAACCCTTCGATCGGGAAGTCTCACCAACTCAGGAAGGTCCTGAAATGGTTGGAAAAGCCCCTCGGCGAGTTAAGGCGTCTCGCCTCTTGGAGATTCTCCGACAGGTTTTCGGCATTTCTGCCGAAGACCTATCAACGTTTTCTCCCAGTAAAACTGGGCGGACTCGAGGTGCCCGGTTGGCACATTGAGTCCGGAGATGTTCAGGAAGAGCTATTAGCTCTCGATGGGCGTCTACTGAACCTGATAGGCAAAGTCCTATCGGGCTTCTCAACCCCCCTGGACAAGCGTGTGCTTTCAAGCTTTGCTTCGGACGCACGCGCTCGTGGGGTCGACTCGGACGCTATCATGGATAGCATTCGAGATCTCCTTTCTAATGAAGTCATTACAAAGGCGATTACACTTGATCAGCTCCAGAGCGTGATCAGTGTTGAGCCGGCGGAGTTCCGAAACTGGAACTTCCGTCGTAAAATGCATGAAGCAAAGCTTCATGGATTTCTCTCGATCAACGACGCGATTAACGTGATCGAGCGGCCTTATATCTTCAGGGATCTTCTTTTCCCCGAGATGTCGATAAAGCACGGCTATAAGCCGTACTTTACGCAAGCGTATGCAGCGAAGAGCTGGTATGCTCGCATATCCAAGTTCAGCGAGATGCTGAACTTGAGGGTACAGGAGACAGAAGAAAATCTTCTGACCGCCGATCACATCGTGAGCATTGCTGACGGTGTAACAGGTGGTGATTATCCTGGGTTTCGGAGTGAGATGGATTTGCTAATTCCATCCCGCGTAGTTCAAGTCGAAAGTCGACCGCAACTACGAACCCCTTATTAAGGGGTCCCGCAACATCCTATAATAAGTGGAAGTTT